TCTAAAACAGATTATTCACCTAACATGAAGATAGGAGACTTCTATGTTTTTCCTTATGACATGAGACACTGCGTATATCCATTTAACGGAACAAAAGAAACAAGAAGAACACTAGTTTGTAATGTAGATGTTGATTACAACCCTGTATCTTCTAGAACAGGATCGGGGCAAAACGAATGATACCTAGAATGCCACGATGGCAATCTTATGTTGCCACAACCACACAACCTATCTTTACACCAGAACAATGTAAGATGATTATTGATGCTGGTCATCAGTGTGCACCTGAACAAGCTAAAGTGGGTGGAGGTGAAGAAGGTAAATACGATACTAAGAAACGAGTAACGACTATATCTTGGATACCTTTTGATAAATTACCACAAATGTACAAAGTGATTGAAAATCAATTATCTATTGTAAACTTAAATCATTTTTATTTTGATGGTGTAAAACTTACAGAGCCGGCACAGTTTACGGTCTATCCTAAAAAAGGTTTTTATGATTGGCACATGGATCTCAATGCGTTTGGTCAAGAAGGTCAGAATCCAATACGTAAAATATCTATGACTTGTTTGTTATCAGATCCGTCAGAGTTTACAGGCGGTGATCTTTTGTTTTCAGAAATGGGCGAACAAAAACCTCTGCCCTTGAAACAAGGACAAGCCATATTCTTTGCATCGTTCTTAAGACACAAAGTTGCACCGGTTAAAAAAGGTGTAAGAAAATCTTTGGTAATGTGGTTTGGAGGACCACCATTTAAATGAGTCAACTACAAAGAAAAATATTATTCCCAACTGCTGTTTATTTTAAAGATATACCTAACGCTAAAGAACTTAATAAATATTTATTTAAAGAAATAAAGAAGTGGCGTAAAGCAGATCCAGAAGGTGAGAAGAAAACAAACTCTGGTTTTGGTTGGCACAGCAAAACTGATATGGATAAACGAAAAGAATACAAACCTCTTATCGATGAATTATTTAAAATGGCTTATGAATGTAATCAAGATTTTGGTGTTACAGGTAAACTAGGACTAGGTAATATGTGGGCTAATATTAATCCAACATATTCTTATAATAAAACACATACACATCCTAACTCTATGTGGTCAGGTGTATACTATATTAAAGTACCCAAGAACTCAGGCAAACTATTTTTAGAAGATCCTAGACCAGGACCGAATACACACATGCCTAGAAGAGTAGATAATTTACCTGAACAATTATGGAGAGTATGTGCCTATGAACCTATGGAAGGGCGTATGATCTTTTTTCCATCTTGGCTTCCTCATGGTGTTGATATAAATATGAATACAGACAAAGGTGAAAAGAACTGGAGAATATCTGTGTCTTATAATTTTATACAAATATGAGTTTTAAGAAAAACAAATATCAAGTTATTCGTGGTGCTATATCAAAAGAGATAGCAGACATAGCCTATAGGTATTTACAAATATCAGCAGAAGCAGATCACTGGATGTTAGAAAATGGTTTAACTCATGTTGGTAATAAACTTGTAGGTAATTTTAACGATCCACAAGTTCCAAACTCTTACGCTAAATATGGTGACAGATTAATGGAGACACTACTAGTTAAAACCATAGCTGTGATGCAGAAGAAGACAGGACTTAAACTAGTGCCTACTTATTCTTATACAAGACTTTATAGAAAAGGTAATATCCTAAGAAGACATAAAGATAGACCTAGCTGTGAGATATCAACTACACTAAACCTAGGTGGAGATGCATGGCCTATATTTATCGATCCTACGGGGTCTAACAACGTCATAGACGAGTATAAGAACATACATAAGCCCGGTGCACCCAAAGGTGTAAAAGTAGACCTAAAACCAGGAGATATGCTTATCTATTCTGGATGCGAGTTAGAACACTGGAGAGAGCCTTTTGAGGGTCAATTATGTGGTCAAGTATTCCTACACTATAATCATGCAGATGGGCAGTTTGCAAAAAGCAATTTGTATGATAAAAGACCTATGCTAGGAATAGTCAAATAACGTTGAATATCGACGCGATCTATTATAATCTGGAGGTCTATGGCGTTACAAAAAGTACAATTTTTACCTGGATTTAATAAACAAGTTACTCCAACTCAAGCTGAAGGTCAGTGGGTTGATGGTGATAATGTAAGATTCAGATACTCGACACCAGAGAAAATAGGTGGTTGGTCTCAATTAGGTGAGAATAAACTCACTGGTGCAGCTAGAGCTATGCACCATATCGTTAATAAGTCAGGTCAAAAATTTTCTATCATTGGTACAAACAGAATTTTATATGCATACTCAGGTGGCGTGTTTTATGATATACACCCTTTAGTTAATCCATCAGGTACAACTCTTACAAATGCTTTTACAACCACTAATGGACAAGCAACAGTTACAATAACCTTTTCAAGTGATCATAATCTTAGCGCGGGTGATATTATTCTATTAGATAATTTTAGCACAATTACAAACTCAAACTATGGTGCTTCTGATTTTGATGATAAAAAATTTATGGTTACATCTGTTGATTCTTCAACAGAAATTACTATTACAATGCCCTCAGTAGAGGGTGGAACTGGAGGAGGCCCAACTGGAGGAATTAGAGTACGATCTTATTATAGTGTTGGACCTGCAGGACAGCTTCCTGGTTTTGGTTGGAGTTTAGGACAATGGGGTGGTACCGTATCGGGAGAGGCACAAACAAGTTTAAACGGAGGTATTAATGCTTCTACAACAACTATTGTATTAACTGATGCAACATTGTTTCCATCATCAGGAACAAGTTTTATTCAGATAGGGACTGAAGAAATTTCTTACACAGGTATATCAGGTAACACTTTAACAGGCGTAACAAGAGGAGTTAGAAATACCACGGCTGCATCGCACTCAAATGCAGACACAGTAACTAACTCTACAGACTATGTTGCATGGGGTGAAGAAGCTTCTGGAGATTTAGTTATAGATCCAGGCATGTGGTCTATAGATAACTTTGGAGATAAAATTATAGCTTTAATACATAATGGACAAGTATTTGAATGGGACTCTAATGCAACAAATGCTGTAGCAACAAGAGCCACGCTTATACAAAATGCACCAACAGCATCAAGAGATATGATTGTATCTACACCAGATAGGCACTTAGTATTCTTTGGGACAGAAACAACAATAGGAGATCAGTCCACACAAGATCAAATGTTTATTAGATTCTCTGATCAAGAAAATATTAACTCGTATTCAGAGACATCAACAAACACAGCGGGCGCACAAAGACTTGCAGATGGATCTAGAATTGTAGGAGCTGTTAGAGGTAGAGATGCAATCTATGTTTGGACAGATACTGCATTATTTACAATGCGTTTTATTGGTGATCCATTAACATTTGGTTTTACACAAGTAGGCACAAACTGTGGATTGATAGGACAGAATGCAGCTGTTGAAGTAGATGGTGCTGCATACTGGATGTCAGAAAATGGTTTTTTTAAATATGCTGGTGCTCTACAAACATTACCATGTTTAGTAGAAGATTTTGTTTATAACGATTTAAATACAACAGCATCACAATTAATTAACGCTGGATTAAATAATTTGTTTGGTGAAATTAATTGGTTTTATTGCACAGAAAACTCTAACGTTATAGATAGAGTTGTAACTTATAATTATCAAGAATCTGTTCCAGAAAGACCAATATGGACAACAGGCACATTAGATAGAACAACGTGGCAAGACTCTTCTGTGTTTGGTAAACCACACGCAACTGATTACGATGCTAGCTCAAACGCATCTTATGATGTTGTGGGTAATACTGATGGCTGTACGATATATTACGAACATGAAAAAGGCACAGATCAAGTTACAGCTTCAGCAGTAACAACGGTAGCTGCAAACATACAATCAGGAGACTTTGATATAAGTCAAGGTGGTGATGGTGAAGTGTTTGCAAAGATACGAAGATTTATACCAGACTTTTTATCTCAAACAGGTAATACACAAATTACATTAAATTTAAGAAACTTTTCTAATAGCAGTCAAGCAAGTTCACCTCTTGGACCTTTTACAGTTACATCATCTACAACTAAAGTAGATACAAGAGCTAGAGCAAGAGCAGTGTCTTTAAAAGTAGCAAATACAGGATCATCACAAAATTGGAAACTTGGTGGGTTTAGATTAGACATACAACCAGACGGAAGAAGATAATGGCAAAGATAGTACAGATATTAACAAGACCATCACCTACATACAGACAAGATGTGGCTGATGCACAAGTAAGAGATCTTGATGCAATCGTGCAAAAATTAAATACAACATATCAACAAGAACTAAAGGATGAAGTTGATGCACAAAACTTCTTTTTAAATTAATGGCTAATAGTTTTAAAAATAAAAAAGTAGACTTAACTACAACAGATCTTACAACGTTGTACACAGTGCCCACTGCAACAACAACTGTTGTAAAATCTATTTTAGTGTCTGAGGATGCAGGGTCTGGGGCTAGCATAACTGTTACATTAGTTGATTCATCATCTAACATATTTAGTTTGTTTAAATCTAAAGCTGTATCTTCTAACACAACTGTAGAACTTTTATCTCAACCTTTGGTCATGGAGGAGAGCGAGATACTAAAAGTACAGGCTAGTGACGCTAACGAGCTACATGTCATAGCATCTATATTAGAAATAAGACCAAGAGAGGTAACATCGTAATGGAAGTAATAAAACCAAAAGAGATAATAGAGACTATATCTAATTTAAAAACAGGCGAAGTATATAAGAATGATGAAGATTGGAAGGCAAAAGGGGTGCCAGAAGCAGATATAAGAAGAGATATTAAAGTCATTATGCCAAGCCTTGATTTATTTGGTAAAACCAAGTAGATTGGAAGATACAGGATTTTATGCCTGCCTATAACAATTTAGCTAAACTATGACAATATCAAGAGGACAGATGAAAAGACAATTATATATGGGTGGCGGTATTATGAACGCTCGTCCAAGACAGCAATTTTTTTTAGGCGGTGTTGGAGATTCTATTAAAGATCTTGGTAAAAAAGCTGCTAAAGGTATTAAAGATATAGTTTCATCAGATGTGGGTAAAGCTGCGTTACTGGCTGCAGGAGTTTACAAATTAGGTGGTGGCCAGTTTGGGAAATTATTTTCTGGTGGTCCTACAGGATTTGAGTTTGGTAATTTACCAGGAGCTAGTTTATTTGCAGCGACCGGAAACCCTGCTCAACAAAAAGCTGTTGGAAGTCCTTTTAGTCAATTTTTAAATAAAATTACAGGTGGTAGTAAATTAGGTAAGTTTGCTGCGTTAGGTGGATTATCCGCTTTTCTTACAAGTCAATTTGGTTTAAC